GCCACTATCTAACTAATGTAAATAAAGACTTGACATAAGAGTCAAAATCGCCTACAATGGGGGCGTAGGGCGTAGAAGAAGATGAGTTCACCGTTAATCAGTTCCCCACGCATGCGTGGGATTTCAAACCTCGAAGGAGTAACACAATGCTATCGTTTATGACCGCAACAGCCGAACAACAGCGCGATGCCACCGCATGGCTCGCATCCCTGCCTCGCCACCTACGCAAGCAGTACCGGCCTACATCCCAAGCTCACAAAGCTCAGGACTACAAAGCCTCCCATGACTCAGTGGACTCTTATATGAAGACTGAGTTCCGCATCGACCATTACCACACACAGAACCTTGAGTTCCTAGACCGACCATACGACCACGACGAGTTCGGTGACATCGACAACGAGTTCGATGGGCTGACCATCCATGAGCCAGACAGCGAGGCTGCACTCTGGGCCTTCTGCACAGGCTACGACAACATCTGATTGTTTATTGACCGACAGCGGGGCTACCACGACCCGTTCTAACCTTTTTATCATTTAGGAGAACACCATGGGACAGATGAAAAACCTCTACCTCGACCAGCTTGAGGCTGACAATGCCGACCAACCTGTTGAAATCACTATCTATGTCATGACGATGGGCGGCAAACCCTGCAACGCATACATGGACAAGGCCGAGGCCGACTACGAGGCATGGCTGTGCAACCAAGCTGACGCACACAACGAGGATGGCGAAGTCAATCTCTTTGCCGTGACCGAAGTCCAACTGCTTACCTAAGCCCCCACCCATCCATTGGAGATTAACTATGAAATCTATAACTGTTGAGATACGCAGTCAGTACGGCACTCAAGTATTTCACCCCGCCTGTGAAGATGCCATGCGCTTTGCCGCCATTGCAGGAACGACCACTCTGACTGAGCGCGTTCTGACCTGTGTGCGGGGGCTTGGCTACGACATCACCTACACATACACCTACCCAAAGGGGCAACTGCCATGAGAGGAACAGGGGTTTTCAATGCCTACGCCTACAAGAACAAGGTGGAGCAGTCGCTCAGAGAGAACCTCATATGGCGGGCTACCCACAAACGCCTGTGTTGGCAATGCCAACAGGACAGGTACACCAGCGGCGGGACGCAACGCCTATCAGGGCCGAACATGATTTTTGTGTGTAAAGAATGTCTTGAATCAAACAAAGCAAGAAAGGAATCGAAATGAGCGCATTACTAGTTGCAGGACTTACCCTGCTCGGAAGCATGAGCATAGGCGCGGGCCTTGGCGCAGAGGGCTACATCGGCAATGCGTTGCTTATCAGTGGTGGGTTTCTGTTCGGCGTCGTCGCCCTGATTTGTGTTGAAGACCACGAGGAGAACAAACATGACTGACCACACACCCCATTGCCGCAAGTGCGACGAACAGTACCCCACTGCAAGGTGGGAGCTTGGATATAAGATGTGTATGCCATGCGCAGAGCTAGAGGCATTTCCCGTACGCACCATCGTGCCCATGGCGAAGTCCAACTACATCCTAGTGACTGACCTAACCCTTTTGAAAGGATTGAACAAGTATGCGAGCCAATGACATGAGCCACATGGCTGAGATATTTCTCACACCACTACTACCCTACAAGGAGTTCTTAGTAACCCACGGCGAACACCAAGCACAGCTAATGCAAGGCGGCAAGTTGGGCAAACACTATCACGCGCGGTACGAGTTCCGGTGCGGGACGGAAGTTTCTGTGATAAGTGGGCCGCTGTTCTATTGCAGCCCCGATGCGCCATACGAGTATCGCGTGAATGAGGAAGAACCCGTGGGTCACACCACAGAGGAGGAGTTGTTCATCTTGCTCACGAAGCTACTAAGTGAGAAAGTCACCCGAGAGCCTTGACTCATATGTCAAGTTGTGTTATACTATCAGCAAGTCGGAAGGCGCACTCAGCGCGGTCTAACTTAGTGTCCCATGGCAACATGGTGTGTTAATTAAATGGAGATTTAAATGGAATTGCAAAAGCCTCAGCACCTTATCAGCCTTGCATCATCGGCTGTGCTTGTGTGCGTAGACATCAATGTGTGGTCAGCTACGAAACAAGACCGAGCCATCAGTAATGAAGTTACTACGGCGAAGAACGCAAGTAAGAACGCGGGCCGGTATGTTAAGCATCTGTTGGCAGACCACCCCAAACACAAAGCCTTGGCGAACTATCGGCAAACCGTATACAACTGGCTTCAGCGTAGGACATACCCGTGGAACAAGGGCAACCACTTGCTGCCATCGGTAGACATGCCTGTCTTTATGAAAGAGTATCACGAGCATGAAACGCAATTTGCTTTGCTGAAAGCCGAATTCCTTGCCGACTACGACAGCATCGTGTCCAACATGGCGTTCAATGCGGCGGGCATGGGTGACATGTTCAACCGCACAGACTACCCGCCCAAGGAGCAGTTGGCGCATCGGTTCGACATCAAGCTATTCGTGTCCGAGGTTCCCATGAGTGATTGGCGCTGTGGGATTGCATCTGACATCGCTGAGGATTTGTTTGCCACATACAGCAAGCAAGCTGAGCAAATAGTGTCCCATGTGATGGTGGAACAGCAATCAAGGTTCATCGAAGTCATGAAGTCCATCAGCCATTGCTGTGGGGCGGAGGACATGGGCGTGGACGACAACACAGGGGAGACCAAGGTTAAGAAGCGCAAGATTTATGACTCTACTATCCAAAAAGCAAAGGAGATGTGCCAATCGTTCAAGCAGTTCAACCTGACAGGCAATGCGGAATTGGAGGAAGCCCGCGCCTCATTGGAGTATGCCCTCATGGGCGTGGATGCGGAGTTAATCCGTGATAGTGACGCAGTGCGTTCGTATGTGAAGCGGGATGTGGACAGCATCTTGTCGAAGTTCGGCGCGTTTCAATGCGTGTGAGTAAAGACAGTAATCAAAGTAGCAACCGCTACGACTAGTCGCTAATACATAGTTATCAACCATAGTTAAAGAAAGTTCAAATCATGTCCAAAGTCAATTTCACCCAAACAGTCACCATCAAGGAACTGCGGAAAATCATCCCACTCATCGGTGGGGAACTAACTGTGGTCGTGCAGTCCGAACCCGGTTGTGGCAAGACCTCGCTGTTGTCTATGATTGCCATGGATAACGGGGACAAGTGGCGTTCGCCCAAGGATGGCACAAGCATCGAAGGCGACAAGTACGACTACATCTATGTTGACTGTCCCGTCAAGGATATGTCAGACATCGGCATGACCATCCCCAACCATGCGACTCAGCAGTTGGAATACTATGTGTCGAGCCTGTTTGACATCCACAACGGCAAGCCCAAGGTCATCATGCTTGATGAGTTCATGAAATCACCCAAGCTGTTGCAAGTTATCTTCACGCGACTCATGCTTGAGCGTATGGTGGGCGATGTCCCTCTGCCCGAATCTAAGACCGCTAAGTCTATCGTCATCGCAACATCTAACAATGCAAGCGATGGCGTGGGTGACTCGATGCTTGCTCATGCGGGCAATCGTGTGTGTATTGTTCGTATGGCGAAGCCAACCCCGAACGAGTGGCTTGAGTGGGCGACTGAGTACGGCGTTTCCCGTGTCATCCGCGCGTGGGTTGCTATGTTCCCGCGATGCTTGGCATCGTATACCGAAGGCGATGCACAGAAAGATAATCCGTACATCTTCCATCCTAATAAGGGTGCGTTGTCGTTTGTCTCTCCTCGCTCATTGGCGAAGTGCGATGTCATTGTGCGTAACCGCGATGCGTTGGGTGAGCATGCTACGCAAGTTGCGTTGGTCGGTACGATTGGTCACAGCGCGGCGGGTGACATGGCTGCGTTCTTGGCGTTGGAGAAATCCTTAACCGATGTCGCGGACATCATCAAAGCGCCGTCAACCATTGCGGTGGCTAAGGACATCAGCGCGCAGTTGATGATTATGTTTCAAGCAGTGGATGTATTGGAGACACAAGACCAACTATCTAAGTTCATGGAGTATGTCGAGCGTATCCCATCGAACGAGATTCAAGGTGTGTTCTTCACCATGATGATGCGGACATCCAAGTCCGTGAAGCTGGCCCGCAACAACCTAAAAATTGCTGAGTGGGCTAAGAACAATCACGACTTGTTCTAACTAACTCCCCACCGATGGGTGGGGTTCTATTCTTTCAGGAGGTTCTATGGAATTCAGCGTGGCTGAAATGTATCTTGGCGCGTGGGCAATCGTGATGACGATTCTATGGGTCAAGAAACACGAGGAGATGCGGATGTTTAGGTACATGACTGTCCATCATCTGCGTAGGTTAATCAAGAAAGAAGTCCGACTTGTGGACGATGGCAAAGCTTTTATTTTTGAGGAGATTAAGAAATGTTGAAAGATGCACAGACCGCCCGCATCAAGCGGGCACACATGACCATGTTCAAACACCCACAGACTGCGCTCTACTCGGGCGTGATGCTAATGGGTACGAGTGCCGTGGTTGACCATTGTTCTACCGCATACACCGATGGGGTGAACAAGCGGTACGGGCGCAAGTTCCTTGAGCAGATAACTAAGGAGCCACAGGTGCGTGGGTTGGTACTTCACGAGAACCTGCACATCGCGCTCAAGCAGATGCCATTCGGTATGGCTATGTTCAATGAGAACCGGCAGATGGCAAACCTTGCCGCTGACTTTGTGGTGAACGACATCATCGTCAACATCGACGGGACAGTTAATAACTCAAACGAACGCTTGGTTGAGCTGCCGGATGGGGGTGTCTATGACGCGATGTTCCACGACTGGTCGATGCGTGAGGTGTACAACTATCTGAAGAAACACGCCAAGCCCAAGCGCAAGGGTAACAAGCAAGGCGGGTCAGGCGGCGGGCAAGGTAATGACCCATCCCAAGGTGGGACGCAAGATAGTCAAGACCAATGGGAGTCCGTAACAGTTAACGGCAAGACCTATGACTTGTCTAACGCAGACGAGCATGACTTCGTAGACATCGGCAAGCTGTCCCACGAGGAACGCAAGGAGTTGAACGAGGAGATTGACCGAGCGTTGCGCGAAGGCGGCATCCTTGCAGGACGCATGGGTGGCAAGATGCCCCGAGCTATCTCCGATATGTTGGAGCCGAAGGTTGATTGGCGTGATGCGTTGCGCGAGTTTGTCTCTGCATCGGTGCGCGGTAAAGACGAGTACACATGGCGGCGCATGAACAAGCGTCACATGGCTAATGACATCTATCTGCCAAGCATGGACAACGAGACGATCGGCGAGGTGATTGTGGCTATCGACACATCGGGTTCGATTGGCGAGAAAGAATTGAACGAGTTTGCTACAGAACTGGTGTCAATTTGCGAGGTGTCATCACCTGAGAAGGTTCGCATCATTTGGTGGGACGCAGAGGTGGCGGGTACGCAGGAGTTTTCCGGTGACTACACCGGCATTGCATCCATGCTCAAGCCACAAGGCGGTGGTGGAACTAAGGTCTCATGTGTCAGTGAGTACATAAATGAGCATCGCATCAATGCGGACTGCGTGATTGTGTTCACGGACGGGTATGTCGAGGACAGCGTGAAGTGGGACATCTCTAGTCCAACCCTGTGGATGGTCACGCAATGCAAGTCGTTCGAGCCTCCATCGGGTAGGAAAGTCATGGTGGACTATGACGATTAGGGTTTCAATGGCAGCAGGGGCATTGGAACTTTATCCCGTTGCAAGGATGGGGTTCTCGCGTCAGGTGGCTGAGGAGTTGCTACACCGATACGGAGCCTTTGCCCACATGCACGCCCTAGATGCACTGGAGTCCCGTGACCAAGAACATTCACGGGTTCTGTGGCGCGATGTGTTGTCAACACTAGATGAAATTACAAACGAAAGGAAGCAAGATGATAAGCCTGAGTTACGCACGACTGAAGCGGATAAGCCATGACGAGAAGCCCTATCGGGGCAGCACCAATCGGTTCCCCATCATGGGGCGCAGACAGAACACTAAGTACTTCTTAGCTGAGGAGGAGAACGGCGAGACCATCTTCAGAGTTATGAATGGATGGATTTACTCTCAACAACCTGTCACGCCTGAGGAGGCTATTGAGTACAAGAAGAATGGTAAGAATCTCTACCATGACTCTACTAGGGGTCAGGACTATCTGTGGGTTCACAAGCCTCAAGAGATGGGCGTTGTGCGTTCGGACAACACCTTTGAGTTCACATCGGGCAGCTATGCCCAAGGTGGGCGCAAGTTCCTTAGCGATGTAAGTTATGGGTACTTCCGTAACGACTCACGAAGGGGTGGGATGGTATTCAGAGGAAGGAATGGGTTCTATCCCATTCACCATGGGATGCGAGTGGACATCAAGACCATGAAACCTACGAAGGACATCACCATCATCGGTAAGTATGTCAACAGGAAAGCATCTAGGAAGCTAATGGCTGAGCATCAGGACTTCTTCACAGTAACTGAGACCATGTGCAAGGCGATGACCCTTGAATCATGGTTGGACACAGCTAAGACAATTTATCTTGAGTATGAGATAGAACACAAATTGCCTGAGGAAATCTTAGTGTTTGCTGAATCATTGAAAGATACCGCACCACTTGATGCATTGGTTCTTTATGCGTTTGGTGTGAATAGTGATTTCAGATGGAGGATTAAAAACCCATCGTCATGGCATCACCACAAGGGAGCGATTGAGGTGTTCGGTGCGATGAAGGCTAGGCTGTGCAAGCAAATCTACAAGGAGAACGAAAGCACATTCAAGACTGTGACCTATGAGATGGGCAAGGTGTACCCGCCTAGCGCGTGGGGCTACACCCTAATGGTTGATGGCGTTGAAGTTAAACAATACGGATATGGAGCATGAGCATGGTACTAGGAAAACTAAAGTATTCGGTCAGTAGAGAGGCGGGCGAAGTAGCTATTGATTGGGAGAGTATGCCCACGAGTGTGGTTATGTTAGACACATTGCAAGATTGGATATACGAACTGCAAAAAGTCTATGACGAGAAAAGGAACGAAGTTTTTAACAAAGGAGAACAAGCATGACATTATTTCTTGATGGATATGAGAACGACCAAATCAAATTGAGGTTGATGGAGTCACCCGCTTTCCCACTGGTGCGTGAGATTGTGTTTAAGCACGGCTTGCGCGTGGCGCGGCAGACTAACACGGGATGGCTGATGTGCGACCAACACGGCATTGCCATAGGCAAGGCTAACTGCACGAAGACTAGCGAGGGCGTGATGGAGTATTCGTGGCGTTCGCCGTACTATATGAAGGAGCGCGGTTCAGACAGGGCTGACAAAGAGACTATTCATAGCGCAAAGCTGTCCTCATTGATGGGTGTGCTGAAGGCTAAGAAAGTCATCCCGCCAGTAGGAAACATGACTGACCGCAAGATGAAGATGCTTGGTGCTCCGGTACGCTACCTGAGGCGGTCGATGGGGGATTCGGAGAAGAACATTCATACGCACTCCGACACCATTCATGCCTTACTTGCCCACTACTTGCATGGCGAGATTGATAGTCGGAAGCTATCGCTTGACCGAAGTGAATGTAAAAATTTACTTGACAAATGTGATAAAGCTGATAGCATCAAGCGTATGAAAGATGAAAAGTGCGATGCGTTCTTCAAGAATCCTTTTTACATGCTAGGCGTGGACGAGTTTGGCGACTACCTCATCGGCAAGATGCGTATGGTTCCGACTGATGCACCTGAGCCTAGCGTGGAGATTATTGAGAACTTCAAGCGTTACAAGTCCATAGAGGAATACCCTGACTTGATTCCATTTATGACCATGACCAAAGCAGTCTACGAAAGCAGAGGGCATCACATGCATTGTGGGCTACCTATTGTTGATGAGTACAACGATTCACTTGACGCTGTGTTCTTCTACGACACGCGCCCGACTCACTACGACCACACCTATGTGGTGACACCATGCTGACCCCTGAGCGCAAGGTCAAAGACAAAGTTAAGAAGGTACTCAAGGAGTTGGGTGCGTACTACGCCATGCCCGCTACAGGTGGATACGGCAGTAGTGGTGTGCCCGACTTTCTTGTTTGCTATCGCGGACGATTCATCGGGCTTGAGTGTAAAGCTAATGGTGGCAAGGTCACAGCACTGCAAGAGAAAAACCTATACGACATCCGTAAGAACGGGGGTACTGCGTTCGTGGTTGATGAGAACAATGTCGGTGACTTGCGCGAATTGTTAGTTGAGTTTTTTGTAGAGGACACCGAATGAATGAACAAGATTTAGAGCAACTGCGAGAAGTCCATGCGGGGCTTGCAATGGTAGGTCTTTTGATGAAAGGGGTTTACGACCAAGACATACCTAGCCGCGCGTATCAACTAGCAGACTCTATGCTGATAGCGAGGTCAGAATCCGCTGGCATCGTATCTATTAAACGCCATCTAAAGAAGGAGAAGGCACATGACAGTAACTAAACCGAAACTGAAGAAGCACAAGTGGGGTGCGATGCACGATAAGGTGCGCATGATTGCACAAGCACTGCACAACGGGGAAAAGCCTGATGTGAAGGCACTTGCCGCGCAGTTCAAATGCACAGACAAGTATGTTTATTTGCTTGTCTCAGAAGCGCGCAAGATGACCGGTATAACTAAGCCTCCACCCAAGCGTGGGTCACAACTTGACCGCGCAGTAGAGTTGAAGAGGGCAATGGCAAATCGACCATTACCCATCACGATGGAAGAGCCTAAGGCAGAAACGGTTAACAGCCCCGCACACTACACAGTAGGCGGTATCGAAACCATTGACTACATCCAAGCGAAGCTAACACCTGATGAGTTTCGTGGGTACTTGAAGGGCAATGTCATCAAGTACACGAGCAGGGCGCAGTACAAAGAGTACCCTGAGGAGGATATTGACAAGATGGTTTGGTACGCCCTCAAGCTGCAATCCATCAAGAATTAACTTCTTTGAGAAGGCATGGTTCGCCATGCCTTTTTTTGTATCTATTGAATTTACTATTTAAGGATTAAGAAATGCTTACAGGACTAGAGATACTGATAGCGCGAATGAAAGACCACCCCGATGAATTCCTCATGCAACGCAAGTGGGATGGACTGATAAATCAATTTGCGGAACACTTAACTGAGGAAGAACTGAACGCATACAAAGACGCCCGTAGCGAAATGATGCGCGACCTGTTCAATGAGTCGGTTCTCAAGCGACTTGCGGGCGAGGAAGATGAAGGTAAGACACAGCCCGGCACTGCGACAGTAATCAACGCCTTTGGTACGACAGACCCCAAAGCCATGTTTGGACAACTAGTAAACACCCCACAGCTTGCTGCGAAACAAGCCAACGCCGCACGGCAGCAAGTTGCCTACAACCCATCGAACTCTACCCTAGCGCAACACGCTTTGGAACGAGATAAGTACATGCAAGACATGCGAGAACGAGACGAGTACCTTATTCAACAGCGGCAAGGCAATCTGAACAGCGCAGGTTCGCTTGGTAACACTCGCCTCTTTGGAATATGAGCATCATCACTCTCGACTTTGAGACCTACTACACCAAGGGGCTTGGGTTCAAGACTCAGACCACCGAGGAGTATGTGCGCGACAGACGCTTTGAGGTAATAGGCGTGGGCGTGAAGATAGACGATGCACCAGCTACATGGTTCTCAGGAACTAAGGCTGAGATTCATAACTATCTGTCCACGCTCCCGTGGGACACTAATGCTCTGCTGTGCCACAACACCTTGTTCGATGGATGCATCCTAAGCTGGCACTTTGGTGTCACCCCTATGTTCATGCTCGACACACTTTGCATGGCGCGGGCACTTCACGGCGTGGACGTAGGTGGGTCACTGGCATCACTTAGTGTGCGCTACGGCATCGGGCAAAAAGGCGATGAGGTGGTCAAAGCTGAGGGCAAGCGTAGGGAAGACTTCACCAAAGAAGAACTCGCTACATACGGCGACTACTGTATCAACGACGTGGAGTTAACTTACAAGTTATGGCTAGGTTTGTCGAGCGCGTTCCCTGACGATGAGTTGGGCCTCATTGATATGACGCTGAGGATGTTTACGCATCCGGTGTTCATGGTTGACGATGCGTTGCTGCAAGACCGCGCTATCGAACTGAAGGAAGAGAAGCTGGCGTTGTTGGAGGGCTTGATGGGCGCGTTGGGTTGCAACGATGCTGAGAGTGTTCGCAAGAAACTAGCAAGCAACAAGCAGTTTGCAGCACTACTGGAAGCGGGGGGCATCCCTGCGCCTATGAAGACTAGCAAGACCACAGGCAAGGAGACCTATGC